TAGGGTAGAGAAAAGAAGATGAAAGAATCTGTGTGGAATCCAAGACCTGCTGTTGAGCTGAAAAGTGAAATACGGGCAGAAATAGAGCGTGAAATTGCTGAATTTTTGGCCAAAGGAGGGCAAATAACTCAGCTCAACATATCAGATTGTGCTGAGCCTGTGCCATATGGCAGAATGATGGGCATAGACGGGACAGAGTAGAGTCGGGCGGCGCGAGCCGCCCTTCTCATTTATACAGGACAAGAAGCCAAATAGCAAACACAACGTTTGCCACATTGGACAGAGCAAGAAGAATGACCGTGAACATCCAGTAATGGGCAGCACTGTATTCAACATCACGGCAAATCTGCGTCATTCGATTCATCCATTTTGCATGGCTGTCTTCTGCATCTGCCTTTGCTACCGCAGCTTTGACAAGCGGCCACTCACGGTACATTTTTCTTATGTTTGTGAATGTGCTTGAGATGTAGTTGCGCTTAGCCACCCCAGACTTTTCCTGACACAGCTTCTGTGTCGTCAACAACAGGGATCGTTTTAGCAGCAGGAGCATCAACCCAAGTTGCACCGCCATCACCAGAAGCCTGGAGCCAATTCTGATCATACACATCATGATTTTCTTTGGCGATCTTCACAGCCTGTTCTTTGTCCATCCCAATGGCTGCATATTGCTGCCAGCGCCAAAGAGTTCGTCGAACATACCTGAATTGAATCATCTTGTTCTCCTTAGCCGATGAGCTCGTTTTTGCGAGCGTTTGTCCAAACGCCACCAGAGTTGTTGACCAGCCAAGTCAACACATCTCGGTTCTTCTGTATGTTGAAGTCAATGCTGTTATTTGCTCGCCAATACTCCCACACGCGCCGTGCTGCGCGCTTCTGAGCAATGGTCCCAGTCTCGCCGTTGACGTAATCAAGAATTGCATCCAACTCGCTGTCGGTGAGCACATCAATCCACTGCGCAAGCGTGTATGAATTTTTTACTTGAGTTACACTTGGTGCGCTGAATGTGCTGCCGTTGTACAGCCACCCAATCTGTACCGCAGGCAATGAAGTTACATTGATGTAATCTGAAAAATGCGCTGCGTAATTTTCAGCATTTGCACTGATAATATTTACAACGACTCCACCTTCAACTTTTGCGAGTCTCATTACTCTTTCTCCAGCCAGTAGATATAAACAGCACCATCAGCACCAGCACCACCATTGGACGAGCTGGCTTGGCTGGACGTTGAACTTTTGCCACCGCCACCGCCAGCACCGGGGGCTGTCCCAGCAGTACCATCCACACCGTTTGAGCTAGCACCTGTTCCACCACCAATGCCTGTTAGCAGCGATGCGGCACCGTTCCCACCTATGCCACTTGTGCCGATGACAGCAGCACCAGCTAGCCCGCCGCTTCTCAGCAAACTACAAGCAGGAAATGTTACTGCGCCAGCAGAGCTTTCACTGCCGCCCAGCGGCCCACCACCATTGCCACCGGATTTTGCGGATGTACCGCCACCGGGGCCACCCAGGCCACCATAAGCGATTGTCCCGTTGAATGAGCTTTGGCCTCCTGTCCCACCGTTTGTGCCAGTAGTTGCGCCTTCTGGCCCTCCAGTACCACCGTTCCCAATTACAACAGAAGCACTACCACCTGCCGTTACGGCCACCCAACCAACAAATATTTCTCCACCGCCACCACCCGCACCACCATACAAGGTGCCAGCGTTGTACGAACCACCACCCCCACCGCCGCCTGCGCCAATGATGACGGCAAATACCGCATCTATTCCAGCAGGCACCGTCCAAGACGTGGACTGGTCAGTGGTCCACGAGGCAGTCTTGTACTCTTTCACTGCGCTGGAAATGTTAGCGTCGATCTTTGCCGCAACACCACTTGTCCAAATCGACCCATCTGCCCGCGAACTCACCGTTGCGTTCAGGTTCGTGGTGATCGCATTCAGGTGCGTGTCTGTGAGCGGAACAGTCGTGTTTGCGATTCTGTCAAGCAGCTTTTTCAGCTTGCCAGGTACGCCAAAAAATGGTGCCATGCTCATAATTCAGTCCTATGTGTTTGCCCAAGTTACAAGAGAAACATTCGCATCAGCATCATAGCTGACATCTTCATATTTGTACGGCAAAAACACCGTGTAATTGGTACCATCCGTGGAGTATTCCCAGAGCGCACGCGTCACATTATCCGTTGCGCCACCAGTTGTTCCCCAAGTCAGAGTTGCGCGAATCTTCTCTGTGCTTCCAATTCGCTGCCAAACAATTGAGGATGGCTTTGAAAGATCAGCACCAGCAGGAGTACAAGACCAGCCGCTCATTGCGCCTATTACAACCGCATCGCGCATTGCCATGAGATTCTTGCGCGTGTAATCGACAACTTGCGGGCCAGTGTCTACTGAGCCATCAGGCTTAGCATTTGTGAATGGATCATATGCCATTAATTAGACTCCTTTGAATGACCACTTGAAGGGCACAGGGATATGGTCAGTTGGGTTAGCAACATCGAAAATGTGAACGTCAAAAGTGCCTGCTCCAACATTCAAATTATCAACAACACACGACACAGCTTTTGTTGCGCTGGTGAAAACTGGCGTGATTGTAATTGACTGGCAAACCGCATATGTGTTGCTGAGCGTAATTGTAACACCAGTAGTGTCGCTGCTTGTCGCATCACCGCGCTCTTCACGGACAACAGCATTCAACTGTATTGTTGGCGACATTTGGAAGCGAAAAAGTCCAGCACTCTGGAGTCGAATTTTCGCATATCGCGCTGTTGCTTTTTGGCTCAAGTTTCCATACGCGCCAAATGCTCCACCATTGGGCTTCAACGCCATCTGCTGTGTAGCAGTATTGGAAAGGTCTGACAAAATAATATCTTCAGCAATCCAGTCACCGGTGCGGTTTTCAGCAACTCCAACCGCATCCCATTCATCTGAAATCCATTCACTGGTTCCAGCAGGAGTCTGATAACTCAAGCAAACACCGGGGTATGCCGTGTTGAACGCACTAGCAGACGCAAATACCGTGTTCCATGTCTGTGCGCTGGTGCTTATATAAACATCAGGGCCATCGCGTTCAATTTTGGTTTTGAACATATTGGTGTAACTTCCCTCAATGGAAGTATGCGACCCAATAAGCATGCCCTGATCATTAAGCGTCACAACAATGTCTTTGTATGCGTATCCGCTGGAATAGTTGCCAACGCTGTCATATGACTTTACATAAAATCTCCACGTGCCTGGTGGAATATTTTTTGTAACTTTGTTGAACGCATCAATGCGATCTATGAAAGTTGCCGTGTCCCATGAGCCGCCAGTCACACCATATCGCAGCTCATAACTTTGGATGTCATAATCTGATGTGTCAGGAGTCCAGCTGAGTCGCACCTCACCGCCGACTTCTAGCCCAGAAAGCACCATTCCAGCGCCCGTAGGCTGGGCATATTTCCCAAGCACCTGTTTTGTGCTAGACAAGCCAGCTGATGTGCCATATGGGCTTACAGCATAAACTGATATGGTGTAAGTCTCTGACTCTTTTACAGCAGGTGTGTCTACCGTGGTGCGGGTTGAATCAACCGTAGTTTCATAAATCACCGCGCTGCTGAGCGTAACTGAAACACGGTATTCAGTCACGTATGGATCAGTTGATGCAGTCCATGTAATGCGAATTTTGCTGCCGTATGTTTTTGCTTGAAGCAAGTAAACAACTTCAACCATCCCAAGCCCAGTTGGGGCAGCAGGAGTTCCAGGCATTGGAAGGTTGGTATCGCTTGCGCTGCCTTTTGAAACAACAACATCTGAAAACAGCAAGCTGTTGTATTCTTCTGCTGTTATTCTCCAACGACCAGCATCGGTGGATACAGCACCCAGCACTCGCATCTCTTTGTCTGTGAGGCCATACGGGTGAGTTACGCTGATTACATCACCAACAACAACTTCCAAGCCTTCATCAAACACATCAATGATTGCATCAAGATCAATCAAGCGATAGTAATTCAACCGCTCAGTTGCTTGACGAGTTGCCTGTGCATGATCTTTTATGCCTGGCTCAGTTACAATCTGTGCGCGTATTTCTGAACCAGCAACAACATCTGAAACGGTTGCTTGTGCTTGCTTCCACTCTGTTGCGCTTGTGTCGGTATATCTCACCGTGACTCGATTTGGAAGCGAATCCATGCCGCGCTTTTTCAAGCTGATGGATTTGATTTTGTTCGCACCAAATGTATGGTCAACAGCACGCGGGCGATTTGGGATCAAGTTCACCGGCTCAGACCACTGAACAAAGCAGCCAGCATACTCACGGAACAAAGCAACAACATCAAAAACAGACGCTGCTGTTTCAAGAGCAAGACCAATCGTCCTGCGCTTTACTCCACCAAGAGTTGTATCATTTTCTGTTGCGCAAGCACCAACAGAAGTCCAGTTTACGGTGGATGTTGTATACTTGGTTATGATGTGGGCAAGACAGAGCGATGGGTTGTCGCTGTAGCCTGTGCTGGGAGTTCCACGCGGATCATAGATGTCATTTCGACCTTGAATTTCCGCAATCAACCGTGGGTTGATCTGGTCTGTCTGCGCAAACTTGATTACAGAATAGCAGATGCCATCAAGCGTGTCTGCGTAGCCAGCTATTGCAGCAGCCATCCAGCTGTCTGCCGTCTGTGGTGTTCCACCAAGGTGGTGCTGCATTTTCAGTGCAGAAATTTCAGTATCGCCATTGAAGACTTTTACAACACTAGCAACTGGCCCACCGCACCACACAACGAGCATGTAAAGCTCACCGTTGTAAACTGTGGCAGTTGAGAGTCGCGCTGCTACACGCGCCGTCCCGTAAACCTCTGGTATTACCTCACCCTCAGCCGCTATCATCTGCGGTATCTGAGTTGCTTGATTGTTGATTGTGCTTGCTGGTGCAAATGGGCTAAAAGCGGGTGCAGGCTGCGTATTCGCAGCACCCATAGACTTAAGCCAATAATCAGTGTATGTGCCGTTGATTATTGCCTGTGCTGCTGGATTTGTAGCAACACTGGAGCCACCACCAAGAGTTGGAGAGTCTTGACCATTAGAGGCCATCGCTGCGAACTCCTACAAGAACAGAAGTCACATTCCAAACTCCACCCTCTTCATGAGCAACAACGGGCTTTGATGCCCACCAACAGTTGTATGTAACGCTGCGCCAAGTTACATCCACTTGCTGGGTTGGATTTGCTTCATAAAATTCCTCAATGGTGTTCGCAGTCGCCTCATCAACATAGTTGTGAGTCAGGACAACATCATACGTTTCCTTTGTATGAATTTTTCTTCCACGGACAGAACCATCTTCAGCAACATCCAAATCAATGACGCTGCGTGGCGTGACTTGTGAGCTTTTGCTAAATGCTACTGCCGGATACGACGCCATTTTTTGCCATCCTCAGCAATGACTTTCCCCATGTTCCAATTCAACTCCGTGCCTGCTGCGAGAAGATGATTGAACGTTGGATATGTAATGTATTTGTTTGGTATTTTCCGTGCTGATGACATTGCGCTCGCAGTGAGGACAACGCGCCCACCAATCTCAGCACCATCAAGGAATCCGCTGAAAAGAAGAACAGCCGCACCATTGTACAGCTGATAGACTTCACACGGGGTATCTGAAAGAGTGTTTCCAAGAACAAGCGCAGATGCTGACAAATCAGAATTGCGAAGCTCAATTGTAGCAGCAAGTTCAGTTACTGATTTTACAGAAGTGCCTGTGCTTCCAGTCCAATCATATCCACCGTATGTAAGCGTTTCACGAGTACTGTGCCGAATTGGAGTGGATGGGAAGCCCATGTAAACCAAATACCCAGGCTCGGTGATTGGCCCTGGAAGAGCAGCTTGAATTGTTGCACCAACAACACGTGGCATTAGGCATTCACCTCATCAGCAGCAACCGTCACATTCACGTTGATCGAGTTGGGGATATTATTCACCGCAGCACCAAAATTATTCACCGCAGCACCAAACTGATCTGTAGCAGATTTAGTGTTGTTTGCAGCCGCTTCAGACGCAGTTTTCTGATCAGCAAATACCTTTGCCATTTCAGCAAGCATCTTCTCATTGACAGCATCCAGAGCTTTCTGAATCGCAACAGCAATCGTGTCGCCTTGCTTTTGGTACTCTGCTGCTGCCTCTTCAATCGTCATTCCAAGCTGTTTCTCGGCATCAGCACGAACAAGAGCAAGGTAATCAATAATACTTTGGCCTTCTGTAATTTTTTCCTCGGCTGTGAGCATGCCATAGCGCTGGTTCTCAATTTTGTCAATGCGTTGATACAAGTCAAGAATCTTCGCAGGGTCAGTGGTGCCCTTAATGTCGCTGCTCAGAGCCTCAGATTGGCCTTCCAGATATTTCAACTGGTTGGTGCGAGTTGCCGCGGCATCAATCTTGCCATCTTTCCCAATCACACCAAGCATATCGAATTCGATTTTTGCCGTGGTTGCTGCAAAGGTCGCCGCAATAGTCTTCAGCGCACCATCAACTTGCTGTAGCAGCATGATTTCAGTCTGGTATCTTTGCGTCACAAGATTTGTGAAATTCACATAGTCAGCAGAGTTGTTCAGCGTGGATGACATTGCCTTGACGTCATCAGTCTGCTTCTTCCAAGTGTCGTAAATCGACATGGAAGCAGTAACAGCAGCGGCTTGAATATCCCCAAATGCTTTCGGGATATCAATTGCTTTGAACTGCTCAAGAACTTCAGAAGTCTCTTTGAAGATTTTTCTGATGTCAATAATCTTGCCAAAAGTTGAAAGCATTTCCTCAATGCTTCCATCAATCTGGCGAATCAACGGCTGGATGCCTTCTTCAAAGCTGCCTGCAATTTCATTCAGCCAAGCCTTCACAAATTCTTTCGGTGCTTCTGTGAGCGATGACCGCAGCTCACCCTTTGCCATGCTCCCAAAAAATCCCTCAGGAGTAAGGCCACCGTCATAATTCTGCTGCGGGCCTTTCAGAGTTGATCCGCTGAAGTCAACTTTGATTCCACCAGCGGTGGACAGCGTTGTGAGCGTTGAATCAAGATCACCAAATGCCTTCAAGTAGGTGTTGCGATCTTCTTTCGACATGCCAGCATCTTCAACTCTGCGCGTGATATCGCCAACACGCAAGCCAGAAGAATATGTGCGATAATTTTCCTGCCCACTAGCAAGATCGCCAGTTTGGATGCCAAGCTTCACGCGCTTTCCGCTGAAGTCACTTCCACCCAGAGCACGGTCAATTGCTTCCCCAATAGCAGCGCCTGCAGCAGTGCCCCATGGCCCCCAAATCGAACCAACAACACCGCCAGCCGTAGCACCCAGGCCTGTGGACTCGCGGCCTTTCCAAAGCTGCGCAACCAGCTGCTGGCCAGCGTAGCCAGCAAGCATGTTGGTGCCAATTCCTTTCATGGCTTCCATGCCAGTCATGCCGCTGTAGCTGAAGCTCTGGTTCATCGCAGCATTGCTGGCACCATTCATGCCTACAGCGTTGAAAGCATCTCCCATATAGCCATAAAAGTTTCCAACGCTCGCACCAAGTCCAACTCCAGTGCCTCCAGCACCAGTAAGCCATGAGTATGCATTTTTGCCAGCATTAATAAGAGACGTTATCCCGCCGATCCCGCTAGTCCCGCCGGCGCTCGCGCTCGCCGCGCCGCTAGCGCCGCTGAGGCCTAGTGCTGAAGCAATCTGAATCGTGATTGGGCGCGTTATTGCCAAATGGGCCAGCTCAGCGAGCAACTGATTGAAGCCTTGCTTCATATTCTCTTTGAATTCATCAAATCCTTTGCCGATGTTGAGCCAAACATTGGCAAATGCCGTGTCTATGCGCTCAACAGCATTAGTAAGAGCATCCACCCACGGATTGACTTCATCCCTATCTTCTTTCAGCGCTTTTGTTTTTGCCTTGATGGCATCTGCAGCATCAGCCTGTGATTGCTTCAGGTCATAGTTGGCAGTTACAAGCTTGTCAACCGCAATTCGATCTTCATCTGCAACCACTTGGTGATTTTGAGTCGCAATCGTTGTGAGCTTGATTTGTGCTTCAAGCCGTGCTTGCTCGCGCTCATTCATGTGAAGTGAGGCAAATTCTTCTTGAAGCCCTTGCTTCAAGTCACTGATGCTTTTGAGATATTTGTCGCGCTCTTTGATTGCTGCTTGTTCAGCTTTGGTCAGCGCCTTTGTCTGATTCTCAGCATTCTTGCCACTTTTGGCAAGCTCATCAAGCGACTTCCCAGTGCCCTTGTTTTGTGTAGCTGCATAGGCGGAATTAATGGTATGTTCGCGCAACGATGCAGTATTCTGCATGATTTGGTTGCGGCCTTGATTCCACTCACCTTCAAGCTTGTTCAACTCATCAGTAAGCACACGCGCAGCAGGAGCAGAATCTTTTGCGTTTTCTGCCCAGCTATTCAAACTAGCCGATGCTTGCTGGGCAACATCAAGTGGAATTGCACCAAGCACACCACCGAGAGTTGATGCCCAATCTGCGATCTTCCGTGTAATGCCACCCAAAGCATTATCCCAGAGCACATCCATTGCCAGCGTGAGCTGTTGCCAAGCCATCCTGAAGTCGTATACAACAAGCTCAATGGCACCAAAAGCAGAAACAAATCCAGCCTGCATATACGCAAGACTGATTGGAATTGCTTTCGTTGCCCATGTGACCAAGTCTGTCATGTATCCTATGATGACTTTCAGCCGGTCAGAAGCACCCTCATCAGCAATAGCACGGAACAGCCCATCAAGTGCATCTTGGAAGTTGGAGATTTTTCCAACCAAGCCTTCCATCTGGCGATCCATGGCACCAGCAAAATTCGTTTCACCAATCTTAGTGATGTATTCAGTTATCTCATCCGCATTCTTTTTGACTGTGGTTGTGACGCCTTGGAATGTAAATGATACTTGGTCACCTTGCTGCTTGGCTTTGATGCCAAACTCTTTCAAGCGTTCAAATTCACCCGTGGATGCGTCTGCGACTGCCTCAATCATCTGGGTCATATCTTTGCCCATGGCAGAAGATGTGTTTCCAAATGAAGTCAACGCGCGCTCAGTCGGCTCAAGACCAAGAGCCTTCAGCTTGATAAAAGCATTGACGGATTGATCAAGAGAAAATGGAGTCTTTTCAGCAAACTTGGTCAGCGCAGCAAACGCATCCTTTGCGTTCGCAGCGCTGCCAGTCATCGTTTGAAGTGAGCCACGAAGTCGATCTGTCTCCGTGGCCACTGCCATAAATCGCTGAACAGCAAGCCCGGTTGCAAGAGCAGTCAATGCGCTTTTCGCGCTTATTGCAGAGCCTTTTAGCCGATCTATTCCGGTGGCAGCTTTTGTTGTACTATCACCAACACCTTTGCCTTTTTTCTCAACATCAGCCAGTGCGCCCGACAACAACTTTGCTGCTGCTTCCGCCTGCCTGCCGTCGATCTTGACTACTAGTGTTGATTCCATACGCTTTCACCAGCCTTTCAATTTCAAAGATCATGTCAATGAAGTAGTAGACATCATCAACTGGATAGTATTCTAGGTATTTGTCAATTTCCACCAGTGAGATTTTTCTGTTGCCATTAAAATCTTCTGTGGCCATATCCCGCAACCTAAAAAACTTCAGCGCAAAATCAACTTCTCCAGCACTCAGTATAGGCTTGTTAATCAATGCGAGAGGCGTCCAATCCTCTCGCACCTGTGACTCCAAAAATGCCTCATCAGCACCCCACCGGTTTACCCAGTGGACGTACTCTGCGACTTTTTTGCAGTTTCAGCAATGTCCTCGCTGCGATAATTTGCCTTGTCCGTGGCATAGTCGGTGATGAACTCGCGCAGGTCAGCATTGTGCCTCAGCAAAGCAAAAGCATTCTCTTTGCTGTAGTTGAAGTCGTTGCCTTCTTCATCCTTGATGCCTTCCCAGCCGAGCAGGATTCCATCACCCATTCCACGGCACTGAATGTCAATCTCAATTTCAGTTGCCAGAGTGCCACGATTGCGCTCCTTGCGAAACGGGCGCTCATATTTGTCAATTGCTGCGAGGAATTTGCTATTGCCAGCACGGGCAATAAGAAATTTTGCACCACTTGGATGTTGTGCCCAAGTGCCCTCAGTATCAACTTCCATTGCTTTCGTTTGAATCTTCATTCACAATCTCCACCAGGACAAGAAAATGCGCGGGTTGGCCGCGCACGGTTGCCGAATCACCTATCAGGTAACACGGGTAATCACAAGGTTGCTGAGTGCCGTGCCATCATACAGGCCAGTGAACTCAAGGTTGATCATCACATCAGTATCAACGCCCGTGGCAGGAGGGTTGCCAGAGTTGAACTTCAGCTTGGGAATTGTGAACTGGTAAGACTTCGCATTCTTCGCAACAGTCCACGAGAGAGCAGCAGTGGTACCAGCCAGCAGCTTGGTGTACATTGCTGCCGATTCAAAGTACATTTCAAGCGAGCCGGTGAGCACGCCGCGGCCATAGGAAATGCCCGTGGGCGTTGCGCTGCCAACGCCCTCAATCGGGCGCAGGTTGTTTTCCAGCTTGATATTGATGCGCTTGATAGCACCAACCGGAGCACCACCGTCGATGGTCACAGCAGTAAGGCCTGCGCTAGCATCCATCACTTCCGTGGTGGGTGCGGCAAGCGGGGCAGTACCAGTTCCACGCAGTGAAGTGGTGCTTTGAAGCGCGGTGTTGCCTTGCCAGTTGAAGCTGCCTTTCACAACCTCACCAAAAGCAAAACCAAGGTCAAAGCCACCAATGCGCATTCCCTTGTACTGAAGGTATTGAACAGGCGACCAGTCTTCAAATCCAACTTCAAGCGAAAAGCTGGGCTTCAGCACGCCTTGCTTGAGCACGTTTGTGCTCCAAGTGGAACACATAGCAGCAGCAAGCCACTCATCATAGCTGTCTTCAGACAGCTCAAATCCAACATCACCTTTCACTTCCTGGCCAACAAGAATCAGGTCAGTAACGTGCCTGTCATAACGCAGTTCATCGGACATCACCGTCTTGGGAACAGCAGCAATACTCTGCGAAGTGAATCGCATCATCTGCCAAGCATTAGAGTTTACTGGAGTTGTGCCATAGGTGGCTTCTGCCAAAGATTTCAGAGACACGCGGTTTGCTTCAGACATTTCTATCTCTCCTGTATGGAATTGTTACACTGGTTTGATGCCAGCCATTGCTGGAACCTAAACTTTTCACCGTAGCAACACCAGTATTGATGTCACCAGTCAACGCCTTCAACTCAAACAAAGCATTGAAGGTATCAACAAGGGTCTTGCTCTGCTTTGTGCCAGTATTCTCAGGCACGAAAATTTGGCAAGAAACAAGACCAGTATCTCTCACAGACTTAGCAGTGCCAGCAATTCCAGCGAAGCCACCTTGTCCCGTAATAATAGTAAACATCACCCATGCCGTTTTTGGCATCGTGAATTGAACATTCTCAAAAGCAACAGGCGTCGTTGTCCACCCCGTGGCCATTGCTTGCTCAAGCGTTTGCCTGAGGGTGTCAAAGCTCATTTGTTTTCTGCATCAATGGCAGCCTCAACAAAATTGAGCGGAGCCTTCAGCGACCACTGCTTGCCAGGTGGCCTACCATAGTTCAGCACACCAATGTATTCAACATTGTTGGTCAAATACAGCACTGGGAAATTGGGCAGACCACGCGGATCAAACAGCTGCTTGGCTTCTGCTTCCAGCCCCTCAAATGCTGTGCCTTCACGCTTTGATTTTGCCGGCTCAGAAATTGTCGGTATCCAGTTAGCACGAGCGTGACCAGTATCCCATGGCGTGTCATTAATCAGACGCCCAAGAATCCGAATAGCCTTTTTCTGCACCAAATCTTTGTGATCACCGGTGACCACTTTGATGAACTGAGTCGGCTTGGCAATCCACCCCATTATGCAGCCCTCGTAAGCGCAATTTTATAGGTTGCGTTGAGGGGGTCGCGGACAACTTGAATGAGCACAAATGTGTCAGCACCGCGCACAATCTTGTCACCAAGAGCAGGAGACACAGACAAGTCATCAACCAGAATAATGACCGTGGAGTCAACAGTCTCTGCGGAGACATTCGGGAAATGCTTTGAAGTCAGCGCATCAAATATGCCTTTGCTGGGCACATTCTTGCTAGTTGCGGATACACCAGTCGTCGGGTTGTACGCAGCAGGAGTCACTTTCACATATGTGAGTGCAGAGACAGCATCAAACAAGTCAGTCTGAAATGCTTCAGCAAGGTCTGCTTTTACATCTGTGGCAAGACCCATCTCAACCCCTCATCAAATATGTGATGCTGGTTGCGTTGCCCTTTTTGATTGAGCATTCACTTGACACCAGCGCCGTGACATACGGGAAAGGATCAACCCAGCGCGACCTGCGCGATGTGTCATATGATTTGCTCGTGGACACTCCACCAGCACTCACAGACTTGGAACTGATCGCATAATCTTCAGACTGATAAGTCCACAAATCTTTTCGCAGATGCTCATCAGCAAGAATTGCGTTGGCCTCTTTGACACGGTCTGGAGCATCAGCCTCATCAATAAGGCTGGTGTCATAGGCATCATCAAAATAAACTCGTGCCCACTTCAGGGCATTCGACTTCTGACTTGCCGTGGCAGTCGCCCACTTGGAAGATTGAACCAGAATGGCATCAGCCTCAACAGAAGTCAAGTATGCCGTGACTCCAATAGCAGGCGCCACCTGGGCAGGAAGCATCTTGATAATCAGAATGCGGCTTTCAGACAATCCAGACGCAGTCGTGATCGTGTTGATGCAAAGATAAATCGCATCCTCAACACCGCCATCAACGACAACTTTCGTTGTCGTGGCATTGTTAGTGTCAGAGATTTTTGTCAGGCCAGCCGGGATCGTCCAGGTGCTTGTCGCAATGGTTTCACCTTGAAGCCAACCGGTGTCTGCGTCACTGCCATCATTTGTGCCATCATCGCTGGCCCAATTGATGGAGTAACTCAGCTTTGAGCCGGTTGACTTCTCAATTTCATAAACGACTGTCGAGGTCATGAATCAGCCTCAAGCAGCGGTATCGCCACTCACCTTGATAACGCACGAATCGGTGTTGTATGCTGCGGCACCAGCGCTGATCACGCGCTTCAGCCAGATTGCCTTATGCTGGCCAGCAGGGATGTTCCCAATAGTGAGCGCATTGCCAACACCAGCAGACGACTGCCAAGTCACACCAGTAGGTGCGGTGCTTTCATCAGCAATCGTTTGCTCAGTTCCGTTTACTGCCGAGGTACCCAGCGCAATTTCAATATCAGAGCCAGCAGCAGGCGTGTCAGTTTCAATCCAGATTTTTGCCGCTTCAAGCGTCAGAGTTCCATGATTATTTTTGACGTAGAAACAGCGGTATTCTGTGTCTCCAGAAGTAGTCTCAGCACTGGAGACAACATCAAAGAGATTGTGAAGAGTTGCGTCCGTGATGGAGGTTGCGTGAATCGCTCCACCAAGACTGGTTGCTGGAGTTCCAGATGCGCCAGAGAATTTGAAAAGAATATCACCAGCTACAATCGGCATAAATCACCTCACAACAGTAAATGTAGATGCTCGTTTGAGCACGTTTATCTTCTCACGTTCACCAGCATTGAACTCATACAAGGCGCTTGCGCCGCCAATATCCAGCATGTTCCAAATCGTTGTCAACTGAGAAGTTGCCGAAGCAATCATGCTCCACTGTACTTCAACTGCTGCAGCAATGCCAGCAATTTCAGACCAACGAATATCCAGGCCACGGGAGATAGTATTAACTATATCCCAACGGAAAGAAACTTGATTTTCAACAGCAGCAATCAGGTTCCAATTCGCGGTGAAAGTATTTTCAGCATTGGCAACTATGTTCCACCGAGCATCAATCTGCTTAGCAACTTCAATCTCATCATGCCAACGCAAATCAACCGTGGCAGATACTTCTGCAATAACATTCCAAGTCAGCCCAATACTTGTCTGTATGCCAGTAGCAGACAGCATATCCCAACGGGCATCAAGCTGAGTAGAAATTGCAGCACGCGTGTCCCACGGTACGCTTAAAGTAGACTCGGCGGCGGCTAGTAGTCCCCAGCGGAACTCTACGGGCGCGGCTACGGAAGCAACAGAATCCCATTGGAATGTGTATTGCTTTTCAACAGCAGAAATCGCAGCAGAAACATCCCATTGGAATGTTCCAGAATTGGAAACATCCGCAAGAGCATTCCAGCACAGCGTGCCAGTCTTGTCAACCGCAGCAAGAACATTCCACTGGGCAGTATTTGTTGCCTCAACCGTGGCGCGTGCATCCCACTGGAGCGTTATTCCATTGGATACAGAGCTTGCAGACAACATATCCCATTGGATTGTTGCTTGCTGCTCAACCGTAGCAACTTCATTCCACTGGATTGTTACGGTGGAGTCTATGCTAGCAACGCTGTTCCATTTAAGCGTGCTAGTCTGATCAACCGCAATATTGAGATTCCATTGCGCGGTGAAAGTATTTTCAACCGGCACAACCATAGCCCATTGGAGTGTGCTGACCTGCTCAACGCTAGTCCGCAAATCCCAACGAGCATCTAATTGATCTGAAACCTCAGCAACAGCATTCCACTGGAGTGTGGAAGTTTGTTCTACTGTCGCCCCACCGCCG